ACCTGCTGTGTAGGTAGGAGTACCGATGTTGGTCATAGTAGCTACTGTTTTAGAGTCAGCAGATGTGGTGTCAAATGGGAAGTATGAGGTTAGAGGGACATTCTGAGTGACCTTGAATCTATCACCGATCTGTAGGAAGGCAAGAAAACCAGAACCTGAAAGAGTAAAGCCAGATTGCCAAGTAAGTGTTTGATTAAAACCATTCCAACCATCAATAGAACCCAAAGGATTTCCTGAAATAATAGGTGAAACTAATGTTTTGTTTGTTAAAGTCTCAGTACCAGTTTTTGATACTGCTTTATCAGTCCCTGTAACCCCTGAGAGCTTATAATCATGAGTTGTAGTAACAGCAGAACTGTTAACACCAACTTTAGTCTCCAAAGCCAAAACAGCTGTGTTTTTATCGGTCATCTCTTGAGCCAAAGAAGGATTGTTACGAGGACTATTTGCCGAAGGATTAGTGAAACTATCCAAACTTGTAGGAAATGATGTCATATTTTAGCTCCAGACTGTATCGTTAATTGCGTTATTTATTGTAGGATCGTAGCCATCATAGAAATCGGTGGTATCATAAACTCCCGCTCCGTCATAAACATCAACCGTAGGAGCGTTAAATTGATTCCAAGATGTCGTCTCAACGACTAATGATACCCATGCAGTATTTTCCATATGACATTATTATATCATATTAACCACCAAGATTTGTCCGAAAAACATTCTCCCTGTCTTCAAGGCGAATTTCTCTTTCTCGTAAATTCTGCTCTTTCCTTGAAACGATCACGTATTTAGCCGAGATAGTCTTTTCTCTCAATTTTATATCATCTGAGAGCTTAGAGATATTTATTGACTTTAATCTTAGTTCGTCTAACAAAGACTCGACTTTTTTCTCATTCTCGAGAAGTTTCTTATTTCGTTCTTCCATATCTTTGCTCAAGATATCATTCCGCTGGACTTTATTCATCATCTTTACATTGTCTGTTGCTAGTTGAATTCTCTCTTTTTCATTTTCTGCAATTAACGAGTCTAGGTATAAAGATTTCTTGTCACACTCAGAAGATTTGTTTTTATTCTCCGATAACAATTCTTGATTTTCTTTTCTTTGAGTCTCAAGAGAGGACATTTTTTGATCAATTTCGGTCTGTTTTTTGTTGATATCATCTTGGATTAAAGTATTCTTATCTTTTAGATCGTTAGTCTCTTGTTCTAAGAGACCTTTATCTTTAGTCAATTTTTTGATATCAAAACCGAGAGAAAAGATGTCTTTCTCTTTTTGTTTCTTATCTTTAGATAAAATATCTACTTCTTTGTTTAGAGAGTCTGACTTTTCACTTAAACTCTCAATCTCTTTAATCTTTAGATAAGCCTCTTTTATTATATTTGAAGCACTATCAAGATCAATCATTAGAAGGATTTTATTTTAGAAATTAGATTTATAGCTGTATCGTTTCTTGAAATTGGAATACCTAAAGATTTACACTCAGCCATCAACTCGGCTCTTGTCTTAGTCTCATTGCCCACTTTGACAGTATCATCTTCGGGAGCATTCTTTATATCTTCAAGAGTTATAGTCTCTTGTTCTTTAACTTCAAACCCTCTTAGTTGATCAGAGACTTCAATTTCTTCTTCTCGTAGAGTTTTAGAACCATTGTCTGAGCTATCCATATTAGAATTTGCTGGAGTATAATCGCCAAGTAATAACTCTTCTGAGATTATAATCTGTTTTAGAAGTTCCGTTCTTTCTTTGATGTCATTGACGATATTTGGCTTACCAAGTTTCTCTGATTTCTTTTGTAGAAGATGATCAATCAAATGCTTTGCATAGTGTTCAGCGATATAACGTGGGAGTCTTCTTGTTTCACCGGGACGAATATTAAATATGTTTCCGCCATACATTGACTGAAAACCGTCAGAGTGATTAAACTCGTACATTATATCTTCTTCATTTGCTTCTGCTTGAGGAGCCATTCCGATAGGAACATCTGGCGCACCATAACTAATCTTCTTCTTGTACTCGACTGTAACATCGTGGCAATCTACATCAATGTTCTGCACGACGAGTATGTCATCCGGACTTTGCATAGTAACCTTTCGCCGCTCAAAGGGCGGTCTTTAATAATATATTTATATTATAGCATATTGCTTTTATCAAACATAAAGAGACTATCGGGTGATAGCCTCTTTTATATTGTGAATTTGTTTAATCTTTCTCTTGTTCGCTTCCGACATTTCATATAGATAGTCAGATTAGACCAGATCAATTAAATTATTCACTATGCAGTAGCAACAGGGTCAAGTTTACCAGATGTTGAAGTAACATTGGTAACAAAATTATTATTAGCATAGCAGGAAGCCGGAACTACCATACCAGCCGCGGTAGTCTTTGAGCCGCCAATATTGTTGTATGAAATCAATCCAGTTGAACCTGTATACATTGAGATTGGAACACAAGAAGTACCAAGATTGTAGATTTCATTGTTTTTAACAATAACTCTCAACGAAGCAGTTGTACCACCGCCAATAATATTGGAAGTAGCATCATTCTTAGTCGTGATATTAAGATAGTTATTGATAATCTTACAATCATCAGCACCGACAAGATTTATCCATGGTCCAGCAGCAGTAACAGCAGCAGTCGTCATGTGTTGACAATTACTAATAGTAAGTTGATCACCAGCAGCAGTCGTAGTGATAAACTTAATAATTGAAGTCGATCCACCTTGTACGTCAACATTATCCAAAGTGCACCCAGCAGCTGAAAGAGTAATCATAGAGGCAAGTTCAGCAATACTTGAGGTAAGAATAACATTTTCAATTGAACAGTTAGCAGCAGACATTGTGATCGTTGTAGTTGTTGGTGTAGCAAGAGTAATAGTTGGACGAGCATTTCCTGTACCCAAACCAATAACTCTAACACCAGCAACGTCTAACGTAAGTGAACTACCAGCAACACCAGTAATGGTCTCAGCGTGTTTTGGCATTACAAAAACAACGTCACCATTATTAGCTGTAACACTTGTCATAGCACGGTCAATCGTAGCGAAAGGTTGATTTGGCTCAGTCCCAGTATTGGCTGTATCAGAACCAGTAACGGAATTAACAAAATAGATATTACCAAAAGTTAGGATACCTGCACCTTGCAGAGAATCAATTGGTAACTTTGCTCCATAACGTAGAGCAGGAATGTAATTTTTTAAATTTTGCATTTTATTCTTTCTGTTTCCTGAATCAGCGGGGATTTTACTCCCCGCTTTCCTCGTCAAAACAATTATTTATTGTGAATTTGCGCACCCTCAATAGGGTCGATAATTGCTTCTTCTGGCGTTTGACCAGCAGCAATTTCTTCCTCAGTCTCAACTTCTTCAACAGGCTCTTCAACAACCTCAGGGACAACCTCAGGAACTATTTCTTCAGCTTCTGGGGCGACCTCAGGGGTATTAACGATTGGGTCGATCTCTTTAACCATTTTAATCTTTCTGCGCTTCTAGCGCTATTGTTATTCGATTTATAAATCTATCCAATTGTCAAAAATACAGGACGATATTCACTATTAGCAGCAGTGTACATAAAGTAACCAACAGTAGGATTAACTCCACCTGTTACGTAATTTATAACCCCACCTGCGCCAGAACCTGTAGAAGTAGCCATAATACCAGTCGTACCAGCACCATCAGCTGAGTAAACAGCTGCAACACCACGAACCTGTAACCAACCAAAGTAAGCAGCAGTCTGAGCAATAAGAGGAACACCAGCTGCACGAGCAGTCAACGAAGCAATTTCTTGCGTGTTGTTGTAAGTGTTGTGAACGATACTAATCTTTGATGTTGTATCAAGAGCTACTAGAAGTGGATCAAAAAGATCGATTACCATTCCATAAGCTGTACCATTTGAACTAAGGGCAGCAGTAGCAGATGAGATAAAATTGTGTTTGATCTTAGAAACCTGACCAAGACCAGTTCCTGCATTGACGATCAAGTAACCTTCGTCATAGACACCAGCTGTTACTGCTGTTGTGCCAGTAGTAACTTTAACTTGTGTTCCGCCAATAGCAACCGCAGCCAAAGTAGTCATATTTTGGCAATCAGCTACAACTGTTGGACCCTGTTGTAAGTAACCTGCATGATTTGTTGTAACAGCCTTGTTGAAACGAAACCAGCGACTATCCGCACATTTGACAACGTCACCAAAGTTTTGTCCACCAGCAGATGACTGCTGATAAGGATCAAACTCTAGGAGCATTGCTGTACTCTCTAATTTCATAGTTATCCTTTATTTATTTAATTATTAACCTAGACCCCAGTAACACCAGTAAGCACACCTTGACGACGTGGCGCCCAAGAAGTCAAGTTACCAAGTTGTAGAAGTTCGCCGATTGTACCAAACTGATTTAAGCTTGAGCGAAGACCAGACCAACCAAAACCATGAAAAGTTGACATTGGAGACTCTTCATAAACACCATCAATTTGAGAAGAACCGAGTTGAACATCTGAATATCCTTCTACGCCATTTGTTGGCCAACCGTAGAAATCAAGATAATTCTCATTCAAAGCATAAAGATTTGCAGTTGTGCATTTCTCATCTTTGCAGAAAGGAACACCTCTGAATGAAAGTGCAACGAAACCATTCTGACCAATAAGTCCTGAGCCTTGAGTCATTCCACCAGTAGCACCGATCGAAGGCATACCGCTCATAGAATAGTTTTCACGAATTGTAGGTGTAAGAAGTTGCTCATATAAAGACCATACATTTTTTGGAGCAACATATAGATTAACATGAAACTTCTGTGAACCAGATGAAGTAGCATCAGTCAAAGTAGCAAGTTTCTGAAGTGTTAAAGTTCCACCAGAAGCTGTCTTTGTAGCATCAAGCACTGGATAAGTCGTTCGAGAAAGTGAACCGATTGTAACAACTGAAGAACCGTCATCAACGATAGCACCAAGACCAATATAGTCTTTGTTTGAATTTCCTGTACCATCACCATAAAGAAGACCACCAATACCATCAGCCATTTCTTGCTCAATTTCCTCTAGAGACTCTTTGATCAAATCAACCTTAGCATCAGCTGTTGCATTAGCAACCTGATCCATACCAGCGATAGCGAGAGGGATACGAACTGCTCTCATGTCGAAAATCATTTTTACTTTAGTGTTCAACTGAGAAGCACTGAAAGTGTCTAGACCACTGAACGAACCAAACGTACCAGAACTCTTGTACTTTAGAGGCTTTCTGATGTCATAGCCTTTGCCCTGTTTTGCATTTCCTAAGATACGAGCTGCAAGCACATTGCTGTTGAGAACATTATCGACCACTTTTGGGATAAGTTCCTCTTGAGTAATGGCTGTAATTTTATCATCAAATGTCATGATAAAATCCTTTCTTTACTAATTATTTAATTACAAAAAACGCCAAAAAGCATAACAGCTCTGTGGCGTTGATTATATTATATCATATTTATAGATCGTATTTCTGTTTTGCCTTTTGAAGCAAGCGATCTAATGAAGAATTGTGAAGTTCTTTATATGAAATCCCTTGTCCTGGTGTTGATGTTCTGTTGGAAGATGATCCGATTGGAGCAAACTTTCCCGGCACTCTATATTCTGACTGTATCCATTTGCTCTGATCAACGTCAAAGTGCTTGCCTGATTGATTGTACATCTTTACAGTTTCAGCGATCTTTAACAGGTCGGTTGTACCCATAAAATGAGCAAAGCCAAACAAATCTCGTCGAGCGGCATTGCCGGGATCGTTATGGTCTTTAGGATTTACTACTTCTGGGAGATAACCATCTTTTACAGCTTGTGCTGCTTCTTGTTCAAACTTATTGTCCCATTCTTTTTCAGCAACTTTCATCTCTTCTTGCTTTGAAATCTTTTCTTCTTCTTTGGCTATAAGTTTAGCCTCAGCCTTTGCATCTGCTGTCTGCTCGATTTCATCTCGTAATGTTCTCCAATCAGCTGGAGGAGCGTTTCGTGGGTCAAGTGCTGGATCAAGTGGTATCTCGACAGGTTTAGAGGCTTCCTCTATTCCTGAAATTCGCTCATTGATGCTTTGTAAGTCAGCACCAAGAGAATTGACAGCTTCTAAAAGCTGTGCTAAATCTTGTCCCTCTGGGGGTGTTTCTTCGTTTGGCATTTTAATGCTCTCCTATTATTTAATTATTTTGCCTTTTTCTTTAATACACTGTAAGCAATAGCAACAGCCTGCTTCTGAGGCTTGCCTGCTTTTATCTCAGTCTTTATATTTGTTGAAAAATTCTGTTTTCCTTTAAGTAATGGCATATTTTATCCTGTTGGTATGTTTTCTTGTATTGGTGTCTCTTCGTTTGGATTCTGAGCCATAGCTGGAAGCCCTTGAATTGCTTCTGTGACGTTAGGGGTCTTCTGCTCGTCTTCTAGGCCACATATCTGCATATACTTAGCAAAGCCATCGCCATTTGGACCTTCGCCCATCATGAAGGCTAACAAACGCTTAGCTTTTTCTTTTGGATTGGCAACGTCTAAGTCTTCAAACATTGAAAGTGGATCAATGCCCTTGATTGGCAGAAGAGCCATTGCTGTATCTCTGCGTGCCTTCTTATCTATTGTATTGGCTTTGATGTTTACTAATATTCCATCAACGATCAGTCCGTTGTTTATAGTCTGCTCAACAAGTTTACCATCATCGCCCATTTTTCGAGAATAATGATCTTCATCATAATAGACTTTCATCATCTGGACAGCCCATTGAGCCATTTCCCAGATAACTCTATCAACAACAGTAGTAACTAGATCATCTGCCATTGTAATATCACCTTGCATCATCAACTGACGAGCCAAACCTGACATTTTAACAGAAGCCATCTCACCTTTAGAAGCTTGATGAGTTGCAAATTTAGCATCAATATTCTCTTTGACCATTGCCATGTCTTGTAAAAGCATTTGTGATGGTGGAGCGCCAGCAATTGAGCCGTAAGCCTTAGATACATCTTCAGTATTAAACCACAATGACTCAGAGGGATCATTTGTTACAGAAGCAGCATCTTCCTTAGTCATTCCATTACCAAATACTTTTTTAGGTACACAGGCATCTGATATTTCTGTGATCTGTCGTCCACGTTTGTTTACGATCTTCTGTAATGGCATTGTTTGTTCAATAGTAGTAGTATCGTCCATTGGTCCATGACCTAAGTTCTTATGAGAAAAGAATATATATGGCTTGCGTGGTCGATCAAAGAAGTTATGATATACGTGTTTGTTCTCAAATCCTGAGTTATCCTTCTTCAAGAATTGGTGATCGTATCCGTCCCAGTCCCAGTTAGGATTTTTCATCTTATCTAATAAGATATTCCCATATTTCCAACAGACACCCTCAAATATCTCACCTTTTTCATCGTACCAAGTAAACCAGACTTCAAGATAACGAAGTTTGGAAGCGTATCTTTTAGATGACATCTGCTTATATCCAAGTTGCTGTATCAATTCATCTTTTTTAGATGGAAACTTTGCTAACACGACAGCAGTTGGCTCTTCAATCCACTCAGCAATAAACTCCATATTGTCAGCTGTAAAGCCATCTTGAGGTATCTTAGCAGTATGGTCTATAACCATGCGGTTAATATCACACAATTCATAGATATAGTCACCATTCTCACCTTTATTATTGTCCCAACGGAACTTGATAGCAGCGAGATAGTTAATATCATGTTGTCTCAAACCATCTTTAATAATACGTTGACCAGCATCACAATTAATTCTGCGAGTTAGTTCGTCTTGTAGTGCTTTGACATTATCGACATCTGGACCATTACAAATGATATCTGGCAACTTGTTAGAAGCCATCGTGACTTTACGCTCAAGGTCTTCCCAGATCATATTGTCTTGATAAATAGGCTTCTGATAATCATACATCTGACTTTCATCAATCTGATTACCAAGATAAAAGTCCTCGTTTAACTTGCGACGACCTTTAAGTTTATTCTTCTCATAATATTTATCTGAATTTTGTATCTTCTCATTGAGTACAGAAATTAAGTCTTTGTCATCTATGGGCAAAGATAAAGCAGGCGTATCTACGACTACTCGTTCATCGTTCTTTTCTAGTTCTGTTGCTGATGATTCGTACATAAATATCCTTTAGGATTTATTTCAACTGATGATATATTTAGTGTGGCATTTCTGCCAGTAAGTTCCGTTATCTGAGATATCTGTCTTCTCTATTGAGCCTTTACATTGTACCACGACTGGACTCTTTATTTCATTTTCACCGACTACAATAGACTTTACCTCCCCATAATACTCAAATACTATTTTACCACAACGACAACATCTAAATGTATTTCTTTGTTTAGTTGGCTCAAGCCAGACACTTATAGAGAGGTCTTTTTCTGTCATTTAGATTTTCTCTTTAATACAATAGAAGCTGACTCTTTATCAGCCTTGTCACGTTTACCATTCTCTTCCATCTTTTCAAGACGAGTGTAATAGTCAGGGATTTCTTTCAAGTGTACAAGAACAATCTTAGCAGTCATCTCTGGATCACCCTTTGTAATATCCTTATGTTCTTGCTCAACTTTCATTCCACGACAAAACTGTTCATAATTGACTCTATTCCAGTCAACGCCTAATTTGTCGCCGACTTCTCTTTCGTCCATTACATTCCTTTGTCTTCGTTTTTCTCGTAATCAGCACTCTCGCCTTTTTCCTCTTCAGCCGAGCCTTCTTTGGCTTTCTTTTTAAGAAGATTCATACCTGCCTTTTTAGGCAATTCTCGTGCTTCTTCTTCTTTAGCACCATACTTCTTGACAGCCTTTGCTTCGACTTTCTTGTTTTCTTTCGCTTCTGGGATCATCGCTAGTTCCTCAGTTAATTATAAATATATTATATCATAAATGCTTTTCTGCGCTTTTATGTTTTATCTTGCTTTTATAGTGAGACATAAAATCCACTGTTGAGACTTGATTGCCTTCTTGCTTCCATGGCATACGAGCTTGAACTGGTTTAGCTTGCTTGACAACACCAGAGTTGATATTCCAAGTCGCAGCAATAGTCTTAAATCCTAATGACACTGAGTCATAATCATCATCGCCGTCAATCTTTGCTACATCTTCAGGGTTATTTTCTGAATAAACCATCACCGGTAATGTCTCGATCAAGTTCTTACATTTGGGGTGTATCTGCCAGTAAGGCTTGCCATCTGGAGCAATTGAAAGGTTTTGATGAGTCAATGCTACTCTGGTAACACGAGCGCCATTGCTCAAAGTATCACCTCTAATCACTCTGCAACCAGTTGGCTGTATAGTTCTTTCAAATATTTTAGCGATTGACTCTTTACCTTCTCGATCCGAATAACAATCATGAGGCATTACAATAAACTCTGTCTTTTCCATCTTTGTAAAAATAGCAATCTGTTGCGCCCACAATTCTGGTGTTGTTTTATTTTGATGTAATTCTCTATATGAATAAAGTCTTGATATGCCATATCTATTCTCAGGGCAAATAGCAATCCATTGAGCCGAGCCAGCATGATTATAGCCCCAGTCAAAGCCTATGATCTTTTTACAGTCTTCTAACTTATAATCAAATCTATCTGTTACATGAATATCTTGCATGAACTCTGAGAACACTTGACCAATAAAAACGTCCCAACTACCCATACGCCAAGCTTTCCAAAGCTGATAGTTAACTTCTTTCAGTTGATCAAGACGTTTAATGTAGTTCGGGTCATTCCTAGATAGCGTTGGATTGTTATCGAGAGTAGCTGGAATAAATATTCTCAATACTCCATTTTCGTCAGCATAAGGCAAGCCCATCTGAGCTTGTTGTAAGACTCCCATTTCGTCAATGTATTGGTATGATCGTAGTTCTGCTGTATCGATAAATCTTTTCTTAACCCATGCGTGACCAACACCGCCGGGATTCCCTGTTGAGAATACCTGTGCAGGCAGTGAAGGCTCAGAAGATCGACAAGAAGATATGAGCTGCAAGTATCTTTGCTCGTTTGGTATTTGTGTTAGCTCCTCAATCAATTCTCTGTGATATTCGTGTCCTTGATACTTAGTATAGGCTTGATCGTCTCCAAGATGTCCTGAGCGGATTATAGCACCACTTGGAAACGTAATAATCGAGGGCTTATACGCAAATGTTGCACCATACCCTCTAAACCATAATCTAGCCCTGTCCATCCAGTCAGAGAGATCGTCAGCGTTCTTACGAATAACCAATGCTCTATATTTTGGATTTATTACAGGCTTAGAGATCCAAAGCAGTCCAGCAGCAGTCTTGCCTGGACCACGAGAGCCACCAAAAAAAGTCTCAAATATATCACTTGAAACCTTTAATGCTTCTTCTTGCGGACCTTTATGAGGTTTTATTATCATTAAATTTATCAGTTATTGACTTGGCTGACTTATATTCTTCTGGCATATAAATAACCATTGGCTCAAGCTTCTCGCCTTGAGAAGTATGATCTACATTACGCATATCTTTCCAACCAAAATTGTTGATGAGATTAAATATAGCTCCAGTAGCCTGTTTTTCCATTAATCTAGTCTCTACATCTTCATGCACTTTCTCTCTCGCTTCTTTTATAGTGTCACCATAGGATTCTTTATGAGAGTACTCACATAAGGCTTGCCGACTTAATCCGATACACCGAGCCAATCCTGACATTGTATATGGAGCTGGATCAATTACTTCAATGACCGCTTCGGCTTTCGGTGAATAAACGTGCTGTATTCTATTGTCGCAAAACATAAAATACTCATCAATCTTATCTTGAAGTTCTTTGACGGTTTTATATTTTAGTTGCTTTATCGGAGGCATATTCTTAGGCGTTGCCATCTGTGTAGTCCATTTCATTTATTTCCTATTTTTAATATTTCAGTTACTTCTTTTAAAATACGATCGTTATCCTGACTGATATGTAAAATCATTGCTTCCATTCTTCTATCGCTTGCTTCGGCCTGAGCAGACTGTCCAACCATAATGATACTTAATAATACAAGTTGAAGAAATGTTTGAGCAAGCCATGATGTTATTACTAAAACACTATGACTTTCAATTGCTGATGGTAGGCTGACAAAGGCTATGATTGCAAATATATAGGCGCAAGTCATTGTCGAAACTCTAGCGGTTATCCATAGTGCTAGTTTTTTATTAAATTTTTCCATTACAAGTCATTTAATTTCTGAGTGACTGTTTTTGTCAAATCATCGAGAAAATCTGTTTTAATAGAATATTCATACTTTTTCATTATATCTATCATCGTATCGATGACGATATTGTATATAATTACACTAGTAGTTGTAGTAATTTCTTCGTTTATTTTTTCCATTCTGTCTTCCAATCAGTTTTTAATAATTCTTTAACTCTATCATCTGCATTGCCGTGAAACTCTACATCTTCTTTGACTTTGGCGGCTTCGGCCTTCTCTTCCTTCACTGCTTTTATTATACTCTTACCTAATTTTGAGTATCCTGCTTCATCTAGTTGCTTTTGGCTAAAAAAGTTCTTGGCTCTTGTACCATTAAGCTTGATAAATTCCTCGTTAGGTACTACTTTCTTTAATACTTTATCCCATTTCTGAGGTGGTTGCATGTCACCCTCAAACTTCAATGAGTCCATCCGTACACGATTACGAGTCATTAAATCGTCAGTCTTTCTGTTCTCTTTAAGATACGAGCAAGAGGGGCAGTATTCTCTGCCACCTCTTACTTTGATATGAGTTGTCTCTTCGCCACAATTTCCACAAAACATTAAAACCCCATCAATTCTTTTTTACGTTGGTATTCACCGTCTTTACTTAGTTTGATCTCTTCTGGCGTTTTCGCTTTCACTGGTCCAGAAGTCACTTGTTTTTTCATCATATCTATTTTATTCTCAACGATCTTATTAAGTTGCTTTGTACCAATAAGATAACCAATAAAGCTTGATATGGCTATGATTACGAAAGTAAATAGACTGATCATAATAAAGTTAATCATTCTCTCCATATAATTTAGGTTTACTATATTTCTGCCAATTTAATAGATATTTCTTTTTGCACTCTCCGCATTGAATATACTCGTCATGTCCGATCTCTGCTTCTACTTGCTCGTGGCCACAAGGCAGTTTAATGACGTTCTTTGGCTGGATAGTATGCCAAGATTCATTCATTATCTTTTTAGTGTATTGTGGGTCAATCTGTGGGTACATTTTCCTCGATTATTATAGTACTCGTAGTCGCTATCATGATAGCTGAGCTTGCAGCATTTCTAAGGGCTGACTTGACCACTTTGGTCGGGTCTACAATCCCTGATTTAACCATATCCTTAGCTTCTCCGTCCATTACATCAATGCCCCAGTTTTCATCTTTTGTACAGTCAAACCAAAATGCTCGCAGTCTTTCCAGCATCTGACCTGAGTTATAGCCTGAGTTCTCCATTAATACCTCAAATGGTTTTTGGCAGGCTTTTACAATTATACTCGCTCCGATTGCAATATCTCCGTCTAAGCCATGAGGTACTTTGTTGATACATCGAATCAGAGTAGTCTCCCCACCTGGCACGATACCGTCTTCACAAGCAGCCTTGACCGCACTGATCGCATCAATACAGGCTTCCTTTTTCTCTCGTACTTCTGCATCTGATGAAGCACCAACATTGATGATAGCTATTCCTGAAGTTAACTTGGCTAGTCGTTCTTGTAGTCTCTCTCGATCAAATTCTCTATCTTCGTTTGCCAGTTGATTTTTGATGAGTTTGACACGTTCCTTCAACTCTTTATCATCTCCAGCACCACCGATGATAGTTGTTGAGTCTTTGGTTGATACGATCTTTTTAGCCCTACCAAAATACTCAATCTTAAACTCATTTAGTTTAATTCCTAAATCTTTTGAAATCATTGTTGCACCAGTTGCAATTGCAATATCTTGCAAGAAGTCTAGTTGTTGTATTCCGAAGCCCGGCGCTTGAATACATAGAGGCTTTAGTCCGCCATTTACTTTATTTGAAATAAGAGTAGCAAGTGGAGCACCGTCTACACCGTTAGAGATTATTACCAGTGAAGTGTTTTCAATTAGATTGGCTTTAAGCCCAGCATCGTAAGCTGCGAAGATACTCATAAACTCTTTCATATCGCTGATTCGAGCATCGGTTATCAAGATATATGGATTTTCAATCTCTGCTTCGCCTGTCTCGTTATTCGTTATGAAGTATTTATTCTGCCAACCTTTATCAAAAGCCATGCCTTCTTTGTAATCGATCGACATATCTGTTGAGCCGGACTCTTCTACCGTAATGACAGCATCTCTTCCAAGTTTCTTGATAGCCCCAGCGATCAATGAGCCGATCTCTTCATCTTGAGCCGAGATAGTCGCAACTTGTAAAATGTTCTCATCTTTAATAGGTATCGACAGTTTATCCACAGTTTCTACAATCTTATCCACTGCTATCTCTATGCCTTTGCGTAACATTCTAGCATTAGCACCAGCGACAATATTCTTGTTGGCTTCCTTGGCTATGGCATAAGTGAGTATTGTGGTCAATGTTGTACCGTCTCCGACTGTATCCATTTTATCAGCGGCACTCTTTATAAGTTCAGCACCTAAGTTTTCAAATTTATCTTCTAAACCAACACATTCACGAGAAACAGATACACCATCGTGAAAAACGACGGGTTCTGACCATTCTCTACCGATAGCTACATTACTGCCCTTAGGCCCAAGAGTGCTTGAGACTGCTTTGTACACCTTCTCAGCACCAGCTAATAATTTATCTCTTGCCTCTGTACCGTATAAAATTTTTTTCATTTCTTTCTCTTCCTTCTACATTCTTTTGAACAATATTTTATTATTGTCTTTGGATTAACTACTTTAAGTGTTTTACCGCAAACTTGACAATTCATTATTCGCCTTCCTGTTGCATGGTTCGTGCCTCTTCAAGCTGAGCCATTAAAAAGTTATAAAACCCCTTCACTGCTAACATGTCCTTCTTGGTCAAATATGGCATTAGCTTTCTTTTCTTATTAGCATCTGCGAAATTAATCCATGAATCCATTACAAAGTTCTCTACTTCGTCGATAAACTTTAAGATCAGATGTTGATCTGCTATTTCTTTCATAACCCCTCCTCTATTACCGCAAGAACGTCCTCAAATTTAATAATTTTGTACTCTTCGCCCTGCCAAGAGAATGATGATGAATGATACTTCGGATAGACGATCGTATCTCCAACTTCACAAGGACACATAGTCAAATGGATTCCCTGTCCTTCTTTGATTTGCATTTCTGCTCCACACTCGATCACTTCGCCGATCATCGACTCTTTCTCATCTGCTGAAACTATCTCGAAATTACCAATCTTGTTCGCTTGTTTATCCTTAATCAACACATACCCTACTCGAGGTGAAATCAT